CGCATATTAATCTCTTTTTCCCGGCAGCGGAGGGTTCTCTGTCGTTAGCTGTGGTTAAGCACAACACACCCCTCTTATCCGTTTTGAGGATAATTTCTATATTTTAATGTACTTTACTAAACGTTTTATTTATTTTACTTTTATTTTTGATTAGTTTGTATATATTATTTCGTGATGGATTGGCTTTGTAGTTTGCCTTAACATTGTTTTATTTGTTCCATTTTCGTTATTAATTTTATTTCTATGCTTACTAATCCTTACAAAACAATTTAGCGATATTCATCTCCACTGGAGATGCGCAATAAAAATCTACAAAATTTCTAAACTAGAGGTTCCGATAGTGAGGCAGTAATGATAAAACCTAACATATGCTTCATTATGTATCTCCAACTGGTGAGGGAAGCTTCTGAGCTGGGACTATGTTTAACCTCTCCCATTTTTAATTCACACTGAGGCCCTTTATGGGAACATGGCGATTTGTGATGACGATTTGGTGCATGTTAGATCTAAATATATCAGTACAGTGCGGCTGTTATTAGCGGCTGTATGTGTCCGGCAATACGCTTGCCAAACTCATCAGGCGGAATGTTCTTTGAAGAATATGTTCGGCTGGTTCAGGTCTTTCTAATCGGAGTGGCGCTCTATAAAAACTTTACCATCTGCCACCGTGCTCCTAGTTGGGGGGGGGCGTCGCCAGTCGGCGTGTCATGCCGGCTATAGGCGCCGACCTTCGGCGACTGTCGTTATACCTGACTTGAGACCCGCATGTATGCGAGTTACCATTGCCCCGTAAGCCTTGGGCGGCTACGAGGGACCTCATTTGAGGACGGTAACAACCTAGCGAGGGCTCTCTTTTCAGTCTTCGATTTAGCTGAGAAGAAGTTAATCAAATGCGGGTCTTGGCAACCGTTACTTAAACCCCAGATACAACTTACGAAAATTCATATAGCGCGCTCTAGCATGAACCCATTTGACAATGATCCATCAGCTGTTTCAGATATTACAATGGCACCTGAGGGACGCGCTTTCGTTCCTCCGAAACCTGGCGTTGAGCTATGCTTCTACTATAATCGATATGGTGGAAGCAGCGAGCCCGCCTGGACTTCAACGGGACGTCCTGCTCTCCGTGTTAA